GGGCGGGGGGGGGGGGGGGGGGATGGGGGACTACGTGCGCCTGCGGGACCTGCCGGGCTTCGCGCCGCTCCGAGCCGGGCGGACCCGCACAGCTCCGCGGGGGTGGACGTCGCACCGCTCCGCTGAGCGCGGGGCACGGATACTTCGCCGCGCTCCGAGGTCCGGGGGCAGGTACGCGCGGCGGCGGACGGGGGGACGGGCGGGGGCGAGGGGTTGTACGCTTCGCGGTTCGGCGTGCTGCGGCATTCAGCTTAGCAAGACGGGACGATATAGTCAGGCACGCAAAGGTGCGCTTTTTACTTTGCTGTGTTTGTTGGATTGCGACGATTGTAGACTTGCACGCTTCAGGTACGCCTATCTTGACCCCCCACGAACCTTTTAGCATCAGTTATATCATTATTCATATTATGTATGTATAAGGGCAGGGGGGATGGCGAGTAAACAGGCAATCACCGGACAACCGTATGTCATCGTGAAGATGCGACATAAACCGATAGAACCGCTGGATAACGCGGGGATAGAATGACGGCGAGGCGAATAATTATGAAAAAAGAATTGGTTTTAATAGAATGGCTCGACAGTATAGGCACGGAGAGGTGGGAATACCTCGACGAGATGGAGCCAATACTGCCCGGTATATGCCATGCAGCCGGGTTCATAATCGAGGACAACAGCGACTACAAAACGATAGCGCTTGCGGTCACCGACACCCAGGTGCTGGGCCGGATGACTATCCCGGCTGGCTGCATCAAAAGCATCAAGAACCTGGCTATTTCAGCTTAGCATTGACAGCCGTGCGGATAACCTATAACCTTTTAGACGTAGACGATATCAAACGATAGTCGTTAATATCAAAAACAAAGGCGTGTGGAGGTGAATTTTGGCACAGCAAATAAAGGCGGATAGGGAATATACCCTTATCGCGCAGATCATGCAGGTCGCGGACATATTCGTTAAGGTGAGGGAGAGGGAACTCATGCCCCAGAACCTGTCGGCCACCGCCGCGGAGATCCTCTTCCTGGTGGACGCCATGGGCGAGGGCGTCACACCTGCCAAAATCACCAGGATGATGTTGCGTGAACCTCATTCCGTATCCGGCATCCTCATGCGCATGGAAGCACGCGGTCTGATCAAGAGGACCAAGAACATGGACCGCAAGAACTACATACGTATAACCCTGACCGCCAAGGGCGAAATTGCTCTAAAGAAAGCGATGAAACTGGAAGGCACAACGCACGTCCTTTCGAGGCTGACCTCGGTGCAGCAGAGAGAGCTCAAGGCAACGCTGACGGCACTCAAAGAGGCGGGCATGAAACAGCTCCGCCTCAGCCCCAAGGCGCTCCCCTGGCCTTAAAGTCTGGAAACGAAGTCGCTGAAGCCAGAATATTGATTGAAGGTTGGAGGAAAGAATATACCCGACAACAACCACATATTGCCATCGACTATCAACCATATGCGACGGCGTCTATTCATGTTGGACTGACTCAAAAAGTGGTACGCATATAGGGGAAGGTCAATATGATCACTGATATTCCAGCTTTTTAATACTATGAGCGATAGGATTCCACTGCCAAAATATTTGCTGCAAAATAGCAACGCGATTTTAACTTCACTTCATATTGAAAAACCGGCATATATTGATATTCAGAAATGGCTCGATTCTTCTGCAGACTCAACTGATATTTCGGCGGACCTGACGTCCATTTTAAATTGCTATACGGATCCTAATGATACTAATATCGCGCAACTTACGCGTTCCAATCTAACAAATTTAGCATCAAAGGCAGCAACAGGTACATGGCCTGATGTCAGAATATTCTATTTAGCAGTCATGATGTGGGGATGGAGTTTTAACCAACTTAGAGGTTGTGAATATGTAAAAAAAGGGTATGGGTATAGTAAATTTAAGGCAATATTAGATGATACCGTAGACTTAGTTTCAAAGAATGAAATATTTAAAGCATATGAAACATTTAACTTGCCCGGGTGCAGATCAGCCTATTTTACCAAGCTATTTTATTTCATAGGGCGTGCCGTCCATTTAAAGACGCAGCCTGTTATTTTGGACACGAATGTTATCAAATGTTTTCATGTCATAGATACATTGGAGAATACTAATTTGGTTGCCACTTTCGCAGATGCGGTTATATATCAGGGCAAAAGGAAGTTAAAAGCGAGTCTCAAGGAATATCCAGAGGGTTACATGCATTACATATATGCAATGCATGATTGGGCGAATGCATTAAATTGCGAACCGGATAGCATTGAATGCTTTCTATTTAATAAACGTGATAATGATTTAAGTGTCACTACAAGATCACCCAGCAAAGAAATGTTATTGGCTAAAGGAGATAATATTATGACAAAAAATGAAGTTGCGATAACCATTTCGCTTCCTGCCAAGCAATTTCAACAGCTAAAAAAAATAGCAGGTTCACTTGGTGCAGATCCAAGCAATATTGCTTCACAATATATTGAGAGATGCTTATCAGAAGTATATTCGGATAGCATTTCATCCCCCATTCAAAGCGATAACATGCAAAACAAAGATTCAAATAGTGATACCAATCCGCTTTCGCAGACAATATATTCCCCAATCCAAATACCGGTAACTATTGTTTATCCGAATAATAAAATTGGTTACGTTTATAATGGCGGTCCTATTAAACCAAGAACAGAAATACGTATAAATACATCTGAGGCAGATAAAATTCCGCTGTTTGATGAATTACGGAAATTTAAAAAACGTGGATTGATTGATATTAAATTAGAAATTTGTGGCGTGCTTTATGATGCGAATTTTCGTTTTTATGGTGATCAAGATAGGCATGCGTATATATGCGCACCAATAAAACTAAACGTAAAAGAACTCAAACTTACCGATCCAGTTCACGATTGTGGTTTTGCTCGAGGTCAAGATGTTAACGTGATTTATGATGGCACCAAATTTGCACTAGTACATGCCGCATAGGATTAATCTGCTGCTACTAGTAAGGCTTTTATTCAAGGACAAAGCACACGATATCCAAGTTCAGCCTGCTTTTGCTCAACGGCTATCAAGCGGTCGCTCATGATAAAGAACAGGACCAGAACCAATATGAGGGTTACAACTTGTAGAACGATGCCTGCTATTTGAAGGGCAGAAAGCGTTTTCTTATTCATAGCAGCCATATTATAACCAATCAGAGAGCGCAAAGCTCAAGGATGTGTCGGTAAACACCGGCCCGGAAGTCCAAGACATAACCGCTTACGCGGTAGCTTGATGCCTGATTGGCGATGTCGTCCGTAACGTTTACCACATCCCACAATTCTACACCGCAGTGCGGGGCGACGGTGATCTGCGCCCGCGTGCCGTCCAGGCGGGCCTTCGCGAGCTGGGCGGTGGCCACCGCGGCGGCCACGGTGGCAGTGGGGATGGCGGGATTGTGGTGGGCCTCCATGCGCTCGCCGACCAGATCAACGTCGGCTTGGGTGATGGCGGACCCGGAAACCTGGGCACCGGCAGCATCCGAGCCAACGACATAGGTGCGGTTGACATCCGGAGCCTCCACTGAGTAAGTGGCTGAAAGGATGATATGAAAGACAAAGCGGCTAACGGTCGGCGTTCCCACGGCCGCGATGGAAGCAACGCCTATTGCGGCGATGTTTCCCTGATAGACTGACGGCGTGCCGAAGGTGGAGGCGGGGACGCGGGGGGCGGTGGTTATGACCTGGTTATAAATTAAAGTTGGCGTACCCAAGGTCAAAGTTGGAGCCATGCCTGGAGGTGCGATATTGCTCCCCTGCATAACAGCCGGATTGCCAAAATCCAACATCGAAGCGATGCCGGAGGGCTTGAGGTAAAGCGTGAATTTTAGAGTACCAAACGCAGCAGTACCGGCTATATAGGAGGATTTAAGATACAGCGTTATTTTAGGAGTGCCGACCGCTAATGTAGATGCGATGCCAGAGGGGGAGACACCAGGAAACTCTTCGCTCCCGAAACTGCTCCAGGTAGGCTCATTTGCTGTGTATTCCCTTATTAACACCCAGTCTGCATTTACAGTTGGACCGGTATTATAAACCCGGAACGCCACCCTTTCCGAAGCACTAATTGAAAGCGGAGAAATACCCGTAGCTTTTGCCGCCCGGTTGATGTAATAATTTCCAGTGCCGGCACTATCGTCCCACATTATGCCCAGAATGTAATACGTCGAACCACTTATTGAGTCTGATTGGTTCCACCCGGAAGGACCAAGATACCAAGCCTTAGAGGACGTACCTAATGACCACGCAAGTATTGTCGTAGCAGTAACTTGACCATCAAACATAACATAGTAAGACACGACACTCGATGATTTATACCTTGCCTCTAACATTTTCTTGCCGGACCATGTATACCCTTTATAAACAGAATTACCAGGATATGCTGGAGCATCAGACGACGCAGTTCCCTGCAACGTATTAGAAGAAATGGAAAATATATTTGTATATTCAGTCCACCCATTACCAACATCGGAACTATCTGCCCTATTGAAATCGTCAAAAAATGGGAAGGTATTTGCCCCGTTGCTTACTGCAGTCTCTGTGCCACCGTAGTACATATAGATCGTGGTATCATTGGGATGCGCTGCAATGGAGGGCACCTCTATCCAGACAGTGGCCAATTGGTTGGGGGATGAACCTGTAATACTCTCAATCCAATAATCGCAGAGCGTAGAGCCGTCCGAAGTGGTAAAGCGCAGGTCGTCAAAATCAGAGACGACATGACCCCCACAATCGACCTGCTCACCGCTTGCACCAGAACTCTCACCTACCAACAATTTAAGTTGATAATTGGTCTGAGCCCCGTCATCGGTATGAGCGATTACAATAGCTTTTCTATAAGTCCAGCCAGTCAGCCAGGCCATCCAAACTATTACCTTAATGCCTACAAGGCAAATATTTTATTTGCGCCGCTGTCCCACGTGATGGTGATATCGCCACCGTTGGGAGTACAGGGAAGGCCGGTCGCGGTATCAATACAGGCTATGAGCTGGGAAGTGCTGGCTGTGCCAGTATCGCGGTAGATGATGATATACTCGAACTGATCACCGGTAACGCTGGTGATGGTGATATCGTCCGCATCGAACACGCCACCCGTGGTGGACTTATTGGCGAGGTTGCCAGAAGTGCCGACGCGGGCACCGGCCGGGATATCATCGAGAAAATCATGGGCGGCCAGGTCGAGGGTATAGTCGGCTGAGTCCACCAGGACGACCTTGATATTGTCATCCAACAGGTCGATATCTTTGTCGAGGAAAGCCTTTTTAGCTTTTGCGAAGAGCGCTGATGCCATATTGTTTTCTCCTTATTGCGAGGGGAAAGATTGATTCGCTCCGCTCACAATGACGATTATTTAGTAATCCGGGGGCGCGTCTGAAAGCACACAGGTGCCGTTCTCGCAGACTGCATACTTAACCGGGCAGTTCGACTGCCCACCGACGAAACCGTAGCGGTAGCTTAAGACGCAGCCGCAGACGGCGATAAAGACTACGCAGAACCAGATAAATAAATCTTTCATATCACTTTCTCCTTTGCAGGCGCGCCTGAAGGTACGCCCTTACGTTCGCGGACGGATTTAGTAGCGGGGTTATAATCGGCGTCATCCTCTGGCAGGATGAGGTTTTGGACGAAGGGCAGGCGCACAACAGCGCCGTGATGGATACAATTGCCTTGGAGATCCCAACGGGTATCACAGGAAAAGCATACAGAGCAAATACGCCTGATGCCGTGCTCATAGAAATCGCCCATGGAAGTGGTGCCGCCGCATACCGGGCAGCGGGTGAATGGGGAAGGGAGGCGAGGAGTGGTGAGGTTCTCGACAAACGGCGGCGCGTATCTACTTTTCATCTTTATTCCTTACAGTTAGATTGCTTCGCTTCGCTCACAATGACAGGCTTAAGCATCATGGAAACTTGAAATAGTAGGTATCGGTATCGGATGCCTGGGGGTAGACGATATAGCCGTTAAGGCCGATAAAGTAAATAACATCGGGCACCAGGGCGAGAAGCTGGCGGAGAACTACGGCGGCGTTCTCGCCGGTGTGCACTTCGAAGCGGGGATAGGTGCCCATGATATCGGCGCTGCGGGATACATAGGACAGGATGCCGCCCACGGCCTGCACGACCTTTTCGATGATGGCATACAGGGTGGTGACGTCGCTGGCCTCATTCCAAAATACCGGCCGGTTGAAAGAATAGCGCTGCAGCAGGCCCCAAGCGTCCGTGCAGCCAATGATCAGGTGAGTGGACCCGGGTGACCTGGCGTAAGATATCCGCTCGACGTAATATTTGCCGGCCACGGAGTACCGATCGGAGGTGGTGCGGTAGCCTATGGAGAGCGTGACCTGTGCGCCTCGCTTCAATTTCCCCACGGCTGACGCCGCACCACCGCCGATGCTGTTATATGTGCATCGGGAATTGTCCAAGGTAACCTCTAAGCTCGATGCTGCCATGGGCTTGACGGTTTCCTTGACGGCGATGATATGCGCCGCGGTGACAGCGTAATCCGTGCCGGCGCCGGCGCCCGCGGTGGGCGGGGCCCAGGATCCGGGCAGGGCGGAGCGCCAGACCTGGTTTGGAGCTGCGGCATATAGATAGGTTCCATCACAGGCCAGGGCAAGGCCATAGGTCGCGGTGACGTCCAGCGGCCATGCACGGGACCAGTCGCTATCTTTAAATAATGTCCCTGGGCGGAGACGGTAGAACCACGGCTTATTATCCTTAGCGAAGCTGAAAACCACTCCGAGTGAAGCATGATAAACGACATAGGGGTCGTCGACGCCGAGATTATCAGCGGCCTGCTGCTGCATGACGGAGCTGACCTGCTCATAATAGGTCGGCACGCTGCGCCCGGCCCGGCCGGTTTGGAACATGCGCAGGTGCATAGCTGCGCTGAAATCCACGCGGGCCTTATAAGAATTGATATACTCCCATCCGGACCATGTGCCTGCAGAATACGATCCACCGTCGCCGTAGATGCCCCTGGCCAGCCGGATATACGAGCCATCCAGTAGGAGGGCGAGTATATTCCAGTCACCATTGTAATAAAGGGCGAGGGCAGATATTGCGTGATCGCCGCTGATCTGCCCGAGGCCAGTTGACCAGGTACCTGCCGTACGTCGCTGAATGTAAAGCGATGTAGGGTCGTTGAAATCGGAGGCATGCACGACGGCGAGATCTCCGTTGGGCTTGAAGGCTGCTGCGCAGCCGCGTTCACACGGGCGGGTATTCATCATGGCCGTCCATGCGCCGTACGTGGCACCGCTATCCATGCTTTTCTTGTAATAGAGGTAAACGCCATCATCGCAAAAGGCGATAACCTCAGTTCCTGAGGCGACAAGGCCGATCGGTGAGCCGGTGCCGCCGCCCCATGAGGACCATGTCGTCCAGGTGGAACCACCACCTGGGGAAGTAATACGCTGGTAATACATGGTAGTGCCCGCCCGGACCCGGCAGACAGAGCCGTCCGCTGGGATAGCCACGGCGTGCTTGCCCACGGCCGTAGAATCGGTGGCCAATGTGAGCCGCTCCCAGTTGTAATCCGACCACTGAAGAGTGGCCGAGGCCACGGCGGCCGGATGGCCGTAGGATGCGATCTCGACCTTGACCAGGGGCATACGGCTGGCCGCCCGCATGGCGGTGGTCAAGTCCGATGATAAAGTCCTCAAGAAGATTTAACTCCTACCGCGTCCTTGAACACCGCCTCGCTGGGGGCGACGAGGCCGGAGTCAATCAGGCATTGATAGCAAAGGAACTCGATATTGATAACCCGGTCACGGGTGCGGTCGACCGCGACCAGATTCAAGGCGGAAGCGCATTGACTGCACTGGAAGCGGAGCAGGTTGAAATCAGCGGGCATGACGTCCCCTTTTCACGGCAGAGGCCGTGCCACTGCTCGCATCAGCGGGCTTAAATAAGCTCAGCGAGCGGTAAACTGTGCGGTCGCATATATTAAAATGCGCCGCGATTTCCCGTATCAACCAGCCCTGTTTGCGCAGCTTGAACATCTCGACCGCCCGGGAAAACATACGCATATCCGCCTTGCCGTAGGGCCTGTCTTCCGGACAGCGGGGCAAATGGCACTCAAGGCACGCCGGGGACAGGTTACAGCCACGGTCCCGGTGGACTACGACCAATGGGTCATTAGCTTTGCGCATGATCCCGCCTCCTTTTCGTGGTGGCGACGCCAGGATCCTGACGTCGCCACGATCATTTATAAAAGTTTGACGTAATCCCAGCCGACCTGGGTGGGGCTATAGGATTTGCCGCTGTAGATGCTCCAATCCACGGTCTTGCCGCTGAGCTGGGCCAGGCCATCCTGGGCGTTGTAGAGCTCATTGAAATAGGATATGAGGTTGCGCAACTCGTCGAAGGTCTTGTCGCTGCAGGTCAAATTGTTGGCCTTCTCATAGTCCTTTTTCAGTTTGAGCAGATAGGCGTGGTAATTGTTGGCCTCGGCCAGGGTGGGGGGCTTGGGAAGTTTCGTTTGATACTTGAAGGCCTCGCTGAAAAGCTCGACAGCCTTATCAACCAGGCGTTTGGCTTCCTCGATTCGCTTCGCTTTCGGCACCTCCCGGAGGTCGAAGCTGGTTATGATGGGATAGTAGTAAAAGGCCCGGCTGATGGGGGTTACCTCCTGTCCGTCCTTTCGGCAGGATTCCTCGGCAGCCCCGACCGCGGCGTCGATATCGAACGGGTTATAGTTATCCACCGGTGCAGCCGGCAGGATAGGCGCAACGGCCGGCTGCTGAGCTGGTGCGCTCTCAACTTTTGGGGATGGCGCCGGCGCAGATTGCGCAGCTATAGAAGCTATCTTAGGGGCGGCCTTGACTTTCTCCTTGTCGATATTGCCCTGCACGATGGTATAGATGATGCCGACTAGGACGACTGCGCACGGGCCGATAACATCGATAAGGAACTGGCCGACGGTCTGGGCTTTGGCCGGGTCGGTGATGAACAGGCCGAGGGACCCGGCGATAAGAGTTAGCAGGGTGACGATAATTTTCTTGTAACCGTCCAGGGGTGTGGTTTCCATTTTCTTTTCTCCTCGGGCGCACCTGAAGGTACGCCACGCCAATTTATTTATATAAGTACGCACAGGGCGACAGGAATTGTTCTGCCTGCTGCACGGTAATGACCGGCTAAGTGGCGGGCGGCCAAAATGATAAGCTCGGGATCTGCGTGACAACGGACGCCCTGGTCACCCCAGCGGCTGAGTAAAAGGGTGGCATGGTCGAGTAACACGAAATCGACGGTCTGTTCTATCGGCTTGCGGCCGAGATCCCGCGTGTGATGGGGGAGTTGCCATGTTGCAGTATCGAACTCGTCCGCCCGGATGGCGTAAGCATCAATAGATAGGCCATCTTTAAGTAGTTTCCCTCGTCCCTCGAGGGATTTTAGCTTCGGTTTTACAGTTTTCGGGGTGCACGATACCGGCAACGTTTTTTTACGGACCATAAATTTACTCCTCTGCGACTAATGCGCTGGTGATCAATTTCTTGGGGTTGTAATTTTTCACATGTTGAAGTTGATCGTAGAAAACTTCAAATGCTTGCTTCGCCCAATAGTTATAATCCTTATTGACCTTTTGCCCTCCAGTATTGGCGAGATTGACCTGGTACTGTGCCTGCGAGCTGACGGCGAAGGCAACTGCGCCCTGGGCGATGATATGATCATGAGCAGTGGGTACGGTCGATGCGGTGCTGATTGTGTGCTTTTTCAGCCAGTAGACATTGCAATGCCCGGCGTCGCCGACATAGCCATCCTGGAACGTGAGCAAATCGCCCCACACCTTGAAGCGGCGGGACGGGTAAGGTTCAGTCGTGAGAGGATGCTCGACTTTCAGAATATCGATGCGGTCTGTGAGTGTGGAAATATCAACCGTATTGCCCTGGTCAACGGTGTGAATGGTGGCATCGAGCTGCATGAGCGGACAATACTCAGAATAGACAAGTACAGCTTTTTCGATGGCCCGGTCGATTTCGTCATTCGTCCAGCGATAATTAGACGTATCCTCATCCTTGAGATCGCGGCGGACGCTGGTCCGCATTGTCGTTAAAGTAGTCATTTCCTAATCACCTGCCTATCATTCGAGTATCCGGGCGGGGCCGGTGCCGGGCCGGCCCCGCCCATTATTTAGAGGAGGCTACTTAAAGGGCAGTCACTCCTTTAAGCCTAAGCAAGAACCTGTAAATTAGACAGGTTAAAGGAGATTGTGGTTGCATCCAGCAACACACCAATAACGGTTTTCACGTCACCGGTTGTGCTGGGGACCGTATCGGTGACCATGCCGGAGGACGTGCCTTCAGCAAGGTAAATGAGGCCGCCAGGGGTACCACCAGAATAACCAGTAACTACGCAAACCGGGGCAACAGGTATAACGTCACCGCTGACGCCGCCTTTAAGAGCGACCACCTGGGGATTGATAACGCTGCTAACAGTAGCCAGCGAACGTTTCCAGCCGGTGGAATAGCCGAGGATATCACCCTCGACACAAGTGCCGGCCAGAGTAACGGTGGCGGCCGCGGGGCCGGGTCCGCATACAACCGACCTACCTTTCTGAGGATCTGCAAATGCCATTTAATTACTCCTTACCTCATTCGAGGCTAATTTCGTTATGCGCAACCTATCAAGGCAGCAGCCTTGATGTTGCTGAACAGGGCGGATGAGACATACCACTTGATGCGGGTACGGGAAGCGTCCTTGGTTTCCATCTCGCCGATCTTGATGATCTGCAGGCCGCCCGTGCCAGTCAAGCCACAGAGAGCATCCTCGCCGAGCTGGAAGGCATAGATGGTGGAGCTGGCGCCGCCCGTAAAAGCGGTTTCGACCGAGCCGCTGACCACGTGAGTATCCTTGACGAAATCGCTCACGGCGATGGGTATGCCGCCGTAATACTCGACCATGAAACCGAACTGAGCATTGTCATGTTCGAGGTTGTTGCCGGCAGCCCGAGCCAGTGCGCTGATCTTTCTGCGGGACCTGCGGCTCATCAGGAGCAAATGGGGCTTACCGCCCATGACGGCATCGATAAGCTGATCCACCATATCCAGGGTAATGGCGGCGCCGCCCGAAGCGCCGGCAGCAATGAGCTGGGCGGAGGCGGTACCGGTGACGATCTGAGCGATGAGGCCGTCAAACTGATTGGGATTGGTGGTGTTGTTGCCGTAGAGCAGCTTGTCCGACAACTCATTCTTGATGGCCTTTGCGGTGAGCTCGATGATGGCGCTCTCAACATCATTGATATTGGAGCGGGTCTGCTTGACGTAGTTGTCTACGTCTGCATTCTGGCCGAGGATGGCGAGGGTGGCCGTTTTCTGTGCGAAAGTGACGGCCGGGCTGGTCGTCCAATCATCATTGACGGCGTGCCATTCGGCATTAGGAAGGGTCAATTCCCTGTTGTAGGTGAGTGCGTTGCCGTTGATTTCCACCCACGGCAAAATAGATAACAGAGGATCGTCCTTCATGATGGTTTCAATGACGCCCTGCTTCATGACATCATTGGAAAGCTTGGCGGCTTCAGATAGTAAAGTAGCCAAATTATTAACTCCTTAAAGGTTATTTGTTATTCGCTTCGACAGCATGCTTGATTTTCTCCCTGGCAGACATGCCGGAGGTATCCGGTCCCGACCTTTCGGGTGCACCGGCGGGTACGGAGATAGCCTTGATATCGGCCTCGATCTTGGAACGAACTTTGGCCGCGAGGTCTGTAACGCGTGTCATGGCCGCATTGATCTCAGAGATAGAGTTACCGGCCAGCATTTCGGGGTTAAATATGGGGTTGGAGATGACAGCCAGCTTCCGGTACTCAGTGACCGCTTCCTTGTATGCTGTGTCGGCGGTGGCGAAATCCTTTTTAAGGGAGTCGATCACATGTGCGGCTTCGGCCAGGGAAGTATCACGCTGCGCAAGCGAAGCTTCGAGCGAAGCGATGCGCTCCGGAAGCTCCGGCGTGGCCGGTGTTGCGGGGGGCGGAGGGGGTGCGGCCTCAACATTGGCGACCTCTGCGGTTTTAGTCTCATTCTCCATGATCTGTACCTCCTATCTCTAAAGCACCGGCTCCAGCTCCGGGGCGACTTTGCGCTCTCTCGCTCCGCCCTGGGTGGATTGCGCTTTAAATTCAACGTTCATTTCGAGTATGCGGCGGCGTTCATCCAGCCATTTATCAAACTCCAGCTCGGGGTCACGGACTCCGAGGTTGTCCATGGCGGTGCGCCGGCTGTGAACGCCTGACTGAACACATAGCTGCTCGTTCTGCGCCTCGCGTGTCCTGTCCTGCGGAAGGACCTGCCCCCAGCAGACGCGCTGGGACACCTGGGTAAAGTCCTGACGCATGAATTTGGCCCACAGTTTCAATATCATTTCATTGCGGCGCTTGTAGATATTGGTGCGGATCAGCCGCTTTCGCTTCACTTTCTGAAGCAGGGATTGCAGCTCCACCTCAAGGGCTACGCCGGAAAGCTCGTGCTGGATGCCGCCGTAGGCCGCCCTGGGGGATTCTGAGATATCGTGCATGGTGCGGTAGACGAGGTCGATGTAGTCGATATGGAGGCGGATTCCGCCACCCTGCAGCAGGTCGAGCAAGTAGGCCTTGGTGTCGGCGGGAAGGTTCCACACGGCGCCGGGCCTGACCTGGATATCCTCGGAAGCTTCGACGCCTTCAAGCACGGCGATGGGATTACCGGAAACCTCCAGGATGCGGCTGAGCTGAGATAGGGCACGGTTCAATTCCTTCTGCGGTTCGATCAGCGAGGGGATATCGGAAACACCCCAGAACTGCTTGGGCTTGCGCAGGTTGGGGAAGATAATAAACGGGATAAAACCGTAGGGGTTCGGCTTCTTATCAATGACCGCGTTTTCAAGGTAAAGTACAAAATCCTTATCCGTCCATAGCTCGGTGATGAAGGCGGTCTTTTTCTGAGAAGTTTTCTTGTAGAGGGACAGTATCTCCTCGGCGCTGAGCTGGTAGCGGCTTACGACCTTGTAGGTCTGGTTGAGGTCGTCGCCGGTCCACCAGGCGTAGAGGCCGTTGACGTCCGGCGCCGTGATACGGACGCGTTTGCCAACGGCGTCCCACGTGACCTTATAGCAGCCGTCGCCCAGGATGGCGGTGTCGATCTCGGTGGTGTAGTCCAGCTCGGCGACGTTGTTCTGATCAAGTATCAGGTAAATTAAATCCTCGGCCTGCTTTGCCACTTCGGGATTGCCGCCGG